TAACTTCGTCCAGCGAGAGGGGCTGTTTTGCGGTAACTTCGTCCAGCGAGAGGGGTACAGCCCATTGTTAGGCAACACCACTCTGAATCTGCCAACCATCGACGACCGACTTTGTCTTGAGATGGCAAAGCGGCCGCCCACCGAAGAACTCTCGACAGCTCCGACGACAAACTGTCCGACCAGGTCGGATTTTCCGCCTTTACCGACTGCAAAATTGCCCGCAATATTAGCTATGGCGCTCCTCGAAATAGTGAACACCCCGGATATCGACGATTTGTCGGCCACAGCGACAGTAAATACCCCCTTTGCGTTTGATGTATTGCGTCGACCGATAGTAAACTCGCCTTGTATCTTGCCATACCTCTTTCGGCTCACAGCGAAACGGCCGACTAGCCCGGCGTGGTGCTCTCCCGGCAAAACAGCTCTCTTGACCGCAAAATTGCCCGATAACCCGACGTGCTGCGACTTTGCAACCGCAAACCGCCCCGATATCTTCGCAGATTGCATTTTTGCAACAGAAAACCTACCGGGTACGCTGCCATACCTCTTTCGGCTCACAGCGAAACGGCCGACGACGCCAGAGCGCTTCTCTGTCGACATCGCAAACGACCCTAGGAGGGAAGCGTACTCGGTGCGTGTCACAGCGAACCGTCCGGGTAGTGCGAGCCGACTCGTTCGTCCGACGGCAAAATTGCCGCCGATACTAGAGCTGCTGTCTCGACAAATCGCAAAGTTGCCATCGAAAGAGGTAATGACTTGTCGGCTCGGGTCGGTTTTTGGAGCCTCGCTGCCGTCAGTCCCTATGCCGAACAAATAGAACTTAGTCCATGCTCGAGAATAATTACCCACTCCGTAATATCCCCAACCGGGCTCGCCTCTTCGCAGAGCGTCGATCTGCCATCCCGGCGGTTCAGCCTCGCCGACCCTCCAAATCTTGGCCAAGTAACGATTGCCTTCATTGCGACAGCGACAGTGGAGCTGCTCGCCGTTTGCCCAATTAAACCAGTAGTAAGCGATGCCCTCGTTGCGAGCGTCGTCATTTAGGAATAGAGACAGCCTGTTGTATGCAGGAATTAGCGCTAGAGATACGCCCGGGGATTGGGCGGTGTATCTCATGCAGAAAATGCCGAAGCTACCAGGATTTTGACTCGTCACCACCCAGGAGCGGAATTTTGTGTACAGCTCGACGGTGCCGCTATTTTCTGCGGGCAGGGCTTTACACCGAACAAAGACTTGAGCGCTTGGATTCTGCTCAATCTGAAGACAACGCTCGTTAGACGAAGTACCGTCATTGAATACAGCCACCCTTGTGCCGCCGCTCTGTACCACTCTCTCCCAGTTGTTGAACGAAGTCTTGTCGGGAGCCCCGTCTGTTTCGTCCTTAAAATCAGTCCAAAATATAGCCATAGTTACGTTTTATTGTAGCTTAAAAACAAAAAGAGGGGGCTCTCTGGCTCCCTCCAGCTGTCACCAAAAACCTGCGTGAGGTCGACTTTTGCAGGAAAAAGAGTGGGCGGCGACAGCGATGAAAGGCTCCAACGGGCATTTAGTGTCCAGATAGGCAACAAACGTTAACTAATAAACAACCACGCACATATATTGGTGTTCTTGCCCGTCGGATACCAAAATGGATTATGTACCTAGTCACCGCTCAGATTGAACACTGGCTACATATCTAATTATACCGCCATTTTCTTTATAGCCAATAGCATATCCGGTTGTTTCTATTGTAGAATTGTCAACACTCTCATCTTCGCTCAGTGGAACCTGGCGCATTATTCCCAGTACGGGCGTCCGGGGCTCGAGTGTCATCTTTGCGAATGTCGGACTCTCTTCTAGGATGCGAATCAGGTTGCGATCGAATACATAAAACTCCCCGGTCTGTAAATTAATATCGGCTAAAGGTCTCACTACTTCACCGTTCTTATCAATTAAGCATAGTCCCCATTGGACGACCGGGTCTCTTCGATTTTCGTCGGTGATCACCTTCAAGGAGCCGTCCTCCAAACTGCTGGACACCTCGTGAACAACAGCAGTACCCGAGACAGCTTCTGCCACCCAAGCGAGTCGATTGCCAAAACTCACGCTACTTCGATCCACGATAGCACCAATTTTAGAGCAGGTGACACACCCGACGCTGCGTCTGATGTTGTCTGAATCTGCGTGGCCAGCCATTGTGTATAACCCGGCGAGGTTATAACATCGGCGTTTGCGGTGGACGGATCAGCACCCAGTTTCATCGACGTACCATTAGCTACGGACTTCAGCTGAGACATGTCTTCAGCTCCGGGCAGAGCGGTGGTAACAGGGGTTTCGTAAGACGAGGTAACCTTTCCAACCAACTTAGTGTTGGCAGGGAGCGCTCCGTCTTCGTGGCTAATCTTAACCGAGCTCACTCGAGTAAACGTGCCGCCGAACTTAGCGCAGATGTAGCACGAGCAGCTATTGCCCCCGGCTAAAACCGGCGCACCAGTGCTGGCGGCGGTGGCATTATCGACCGCCGACCAGCTGATGGACTCTATTTTTTCTCTCTTAGCGCCTTTAGCGGGCGTGCCGGTTTTAGCGCCGGTGTCTCGATACCATTCAACAGATACTGCCATACATCTCCTTAAACATTTTATTCATAGCTCAATTGTACCACTAAGATGTGAAAACCTGACGCTTTTGGACACATGCCCCGAGTCATCTATGTACAGCGCAACACCGGATTGCCCCGTCGAATTAGTCTTGCCGTAAAAACCAAGCAGATAGGCGTTCACCCCCGATCGAGAGAGTACGCCAAAAAGCAACTTGGCCAGGCGCAACTTTCGGTCAGTCATCATTATCGAGCCGTCCGGTTTAACTAAGTAAGCGTCGCCGTCATAATCGAAGTCGATACGATAGGGCAAGGGGGTGGTAACCACAAAACGGGCTAGGCGGTGTCTAGACCGCCTGCTTCCGGTGCCATTAACGTAGCGGACAATCTCTTCGGCGCTCTCCTTGGAGCAAACACCGGTTCTTAATTGACTATTCTGAAAAATAGCCCCCCACTTACCATTACTCATCCTACCCCTTGTTGTTGTCGTTGCTGTTGTAGTAATTCTTACTCGATATCCCTAACACTACGCCCAAAAATGTGGCGACGGCGCAAATAGTCTGAGCGACTGCGTCGGCCATGGGAAGACCCCATAGACCGGCTAACGCTGTATATAGTGTGGCAATTGCCGGCAGGATAACCATAACAACCCACTTAAGAGACTTATATAAATTGTCTTTTAGAATCATTGTCTCCTCCTTTAATTTACGAACAAATTCCGTAAATATCTCCGTTGTTAAAATTACGACGTGCTATATAGTTGCGCTTGCCCGAATATCCGATATAGCTAATCCAACGATAGCCGTTAGTATCGACATAGCCGTCATATTGCACTGACTCACCGGGGTTTAGCGTTGCCACCACCTCTCCGTCGAGGCTGGGTGACCGACGAATGTTCATTTTATCGGTCGCCTTATATGTGCCCTGCTGCGCGACCAATCCGCTCTCTGCGGTTTGAGCACGGCTGGAAGGCTGGCTATCCAACCCGGGCAATCCATACACGTCGCCAAAAATGGATACGTGAGCATACCAGTGGCTTCGGCTCGACACTAGCCATCGGTCGTCTCCATCAATTTTCTCGCCATGGACGTACCCGGCCATTTTAACCCAAGTCCCGGTCGGATAGGTAGCCATTACGGCACCGTTCCGGGACGGAGCGCTGCGCCAGTTACCGACATAATCGTGATAGAGCCACAATCCGTCAGGGTGCTGACCGGCTAGTTTTGGTGGAGTATACTCTTGTCTTCGCACGTCCGTGACGCTGCCACCCGACAGCATTTGATTAGCCAGGTCAATTATCCTCGAACCGGCATTCGCCCGTCGAATCATGCCCGGGCAATATGTTTTTACGACGTCGTCGTGATAGATGACGTTTTGCCCGTAACGCAGGCTGCTCCAACCCAGCCGACGAGCTAGGTTGGTTAGCAATTCTGCGCTGGTCTTGATTGTCTCATCGGCTATCTGCCATTCCGGCGCCCCGGTGCTGTTGACATGCTCAATGCCGATAGTCTTGCAATTCATGTCCCAGTTGCCGCAATGCCAGGCTGTGTCGTTGATATCGACGTATTGACAGACTTGCCCGGGAGCAACGCCAAAATGAGCGCTAACTCCAAGCGACCGATTTTGGAAAGTTGCCCCAATTCCTACAAAACTAGTTGTAGCAGCGTGGTGCAGTACTATCTTTTCGATATTGCGTCCCGACCGACCATTTGTGTAATTGGGGGATATCCACCTAGATAGCGTATACATTTATTGCTCTCCGTTTCCGCCGGTGTCATCCTTTGGTTCGGATTCACCCGCCCCCATGCCGGCAATCTCATCTTCGTGGATTGGCGTGATTACTTGCGGCGTATTGTCTAGTTGCTCCATATATTACCTCACTTAGCGTTGTTATTTTTACCACTATCTTCATCGCTGAACATTGACTCAATCTCTTTACTAACGCTCTCAGCGCTAGGTACGTCCTCGTCCCCAGTGGTATTGTCGCCCGTTTTCTCACCTGAAGACTTTCTGGTTGCCTCGCTCAGTAAGTTGGTCACATCACCCGGATGTTTAATGTCCACCACGACCTTACTTAAGAACTGGTCTAAAGCCTCTACTGAGCCAAGCATTATGCTCAGCTGTTTCTTTCGCTGAGCGTAGTCATTGAACATTCGATTTAGCGCTACGTAAGCCTCTGCCCCGGAGACCACCTTCAGTTCTGACGATTGAAGTATTCTCATTCGAGGTGGCCTAATTTTCATAGTGCGACGCTCTTTTCCATCGAAGACGGTGTTCTCGTCCGCGGGGTCGGTGTAAATCCAGCCGGTTGGCTCCCCAAACGGATTAGAGATTGTTACGTATGCTTCGGGCTCGAACTTGTCTCGCAGTCGATCCATTACCCGGCCATAAGCTTGCTTGTCCGGAGCCGTACTTCCGATTTCAGATTCAAGCCGTTGTGTGATATCGGCAATTTTAGTTGCCTTTTTAGCCATTGCTCCCCCTTTCAATTAAATCGGCGTAATAGTTGCCGACATCGCTCGGGCTATCGTTGACACTGAAGCGAACGCCGTCATCCTTCATTGCCCCCCTACCGGGCTTATTGGCCCCGTCTTTGCCGACATGAGCCGCCGCCTCTTTACGTTGCTTGTCTAAGGGCGACTCCTTCTTAGCAGACTCAGTCCGAGCCTTCGCCTCAGCTGACGCCTTGTCTGCGTGCCACAACCTGGCGGCGACCATAAAGCTAACCGGGTCGCCCTGTTTCTCCATTTTTGCTTGATAGTCGAGAACTTCGGCAATTTGCTTGGTGACAGGGCTGTCTGCTGACGTATCAGCGTCCTTTCCTTCAAATTGAGCTATGATGCCGGCGTCTTGCGCTCGCTTGATATCTCGAACGATCGCATCGTCTCGCTCGGCTTGGGCTTGCTTCTCGGCATAGTCACGTTTCACCTGCTCCACATACTGTCCGAGCTGTTCAGCCTTATAGCTAAGGCTCGGCAGTTCAATACTGAAGAACCGCTGTCGTTCATGGTCGCTGGCGAACTCAAAGCCCTGCGGTAGCTGTTCGGGCGTTTTAACTCTTATAACACTACCATCTTTACCTCGAGCCTCAATGTAGGGTAGCTGATTATAGATATAGCGCTCTTCTTGAGACAATCTTTGCCATCCCGCCTCGTCTACTTCGGGTGGTTTAGCTAACAGTCTATCTGCAGCTGCGTCTCGCTCTGATTGTATTCGCTTCTGCTCGTCCTGTTGTTTATTTGACACCGCTAGTCCACGACGCTCCAGCTCTCGCCGCAAAACGTCGTCGGGTATACCCTCCGGCTTGTCTTTCTCTTCGGCCGGCTTGTCTTTTGCCTCGGACTTGGCGTCTGATTCGTCTTCCCTTTTCTCGCTGTCTTCAGACTCCTGCTCGTCTGTCTCAGCGGGTTTATCGGCGCTGGTGCTGTCCGACTTCTCGCTGTCCTCAGACTTCTGCGATTGCTCTTCGGTGTTTGTATTGGTAGAGCTGTCAATATTGGCGTCATCGCCCTTGTCTTGCTCATCGGACGAAGCGTATTCCACCTCGATCTTCCGGGCCTCTGCTTCAACAACGTCTGCCAGATCGTTCATATTCAATATAGCCTCCTTGCTTTAGTAGTTATATTTAAGCGTCTTTTTTGCAACAGGTCAAGGATTGGTTAGACTTCAGATTGGTTATTGTAGCCGCTCAAAAACGCCGGCAGTGCGCTGACCCCGCCCAGCCCAAGAATGTACGGCAGCGCCCTATTCCGCACTCTAGCCCGATCTGCAAGCAAGTTGTCTAACTCGTCAAAAGTGTCGTACTGAGTAATTTTGTTCACCCCCATGTGCTTAAGCCGAGCGGCGGTTTCTTCGGCTGAAAGCGGCGTGTCGTAGCCATACCTGTCGGCGTGTCTCGGCGTTTTCGGCACAAAAGCTTCAGCTATATCAGTCCCGTAAATAGGTTCTAATTGTTTTGACTCAAAGTAGGCAGTAGGGGCGTTGAGATAAGCCTGCCTAAGGTCTGCTATATCGCTACTCTTAACGCCGGGTACAAATCGCTGTATTTTCGCCGGGTCGCCACTGGCGATGGCTCTCTTGAGTAGGTTATCCGCCGAGGCGAAATCGTCTTTGCCGAGCTCGAAAAACGTCCTGCTTCCATGCTCACTCAGCTCTGGTTGTCCGGCTAGGACACGCCCCCTGGCGTTGCCGAGTAGCGACCGTGTTACGCCATAGTCATCACGGGTGGTCAGCAGATTGCGACTCTTATACATGTCGTCGGTGTTGGTAAACCGCTTGGCCGTCCCCAACCAATGCGCCTTGTCGCCGTTCTTGATGTCCTTGCCACCGCCAATAACATTCAGTAGCCCACCCTTGCCGTCGCTGTACGAGGATTTGTTCACATTGACGACGTTGCGAGGTACGACTTCGCCGTTGAGCGTGATGCCGTTTTTAGATGTACCGATCCACTCCAAGTTCTCAATAAAGTCGTTTAGCTTCTTGTATCCGGCGTATGGATTGTTTATAAGGGCCGGTGTCGCAGTCTTGCTCACAAAGTTATCCTTTACAACTCCACCCGGATTAAACTTCTGATATATGTCGTTCAAGTCAGACAGTATCTGCTCGGGGACGGCGTCTTGACTGGGCGTGAAATGTCGAGCTATGTGTTTAACGTCGTCGACCGTTATTCCTCGTTTAGTTAAAGATGGACGGCGCTTTAGTAGCCGGGCTATCTCGTCGTCGCTATTTAGCGTTGGAACGGCATATTCGTACACCCTTGGGCTCCAAATATCCCGATTACCAACAAAAGCTGAACTGCTCTCCGGCCTGATTTTATCAGCGTTCATCAACAGCGTTACGTCGCCGAATCGATCTCCAAGCTCCTTCGATATCCTGTTCTTCGCCGGATTATAGATGCCGACGGACATCGCCGGAAATCCGCCCAGATCGGCGGCATTGGCGAGTTTAGACGAAAACGTACGATGTACGCCGACTAAAGCATCCTTGGACTTAGCAGCGGCTCTCACGGCGTCGTCAGTGTAATTATTAGAGACACGCTTGATAATATCGTCAGCCCACTCGGTAAATTGGCCACCATCGAGAAGTTTCTTAAAAATATCACTCAGTTTGCTCATTGCCTAGCCCCATTCCTTCCACACCGACGTTCTGGGGCATTGGCAAGTCACCCACCCCATTAGCTTGTTGTTGGTTTGACAACGCTTGTCCCAATCGGTCTAGCATTCCCGGCTGCACCCCGTCCTGGATACTTGGCTGTTGGCTCGGTTGTTCCGGTTCTGGCTCGGGTGGCTCGGGAGTAATGGGAATATTAGGATCAACTAGTAGCCCCTGCTTGTCGTCAGTATCCAACTTAGCCCGGTTACTAATGTCTAATACACAACCCCTCACGTAATCCAGCACCTTGGCTTGTCGCTCCTTGCTCGCCAGCAAGAATTGATCGGACATCAAAAGTTTACGCATACCCAGGATGTAGCTCGGTTGGATATCGGGGCGTGGCTTAGCGTCGCCGCCTCCGATGAGCACGGCAAAGTCGACATAGGCATTCCTGTCTGCCACCTCACTCTTGACGTCGTCAACCAAGCTCATTGGGTCGGCCTTGAACTTCACCAACGTCTCGTAGCGCTTGTCGGCGTCCTTTAAGTCCAGATCACGATAGAAGTTATACGGGTCAATCAACCCCATCTTAGCCATGCTGACTGCCACTTCTTCACGGCGACGCTTGTCGTGTTTCAGGGTAGATCCACTTTCGACGGCAATCGAGGCCACATCGGGGATGGTGGTGCGGTTTAGCTCAATTCGAACAAATTTGCCGTCATTGTCTTTTGCGACATATTTAGTATCGTCGTTGAAATACACTTTCATCATTTGAACTAACAACTTGAAATAGTCCGACATTCCGTCTTCTACAGCCTGAACGACCTCGTCCTGACGTCCGCTAGCTTGGCTCTTCAGCATTTGAGCTTCGCCCAACGTGTTGGCCTTATCACTATCGCTACCCCTAAATTGACTGGGCGTTCCCAAAACATCATGAATTGCCCGCCTTAAGTCTTGGCGATCGTTAACCACGTAGTTGGGCAAAGTATGCGGCGGTATCTCTGTGATTAAGTTCCCGATAGGCACGCCATCGTCAATATGGTTCAATCTGATGACTGTGTTAGGGGCTCGCCTCTGTATGCGCTTGTCCATCTCGTCGGTAACAGCCCTGGCGTTGACAGCCAGGATGCTGTTAGCAGTATCGGTGTTGTCGGTGATTTGTCGTCCTCGGCGATTGAGGTCGTCCTGCAGCGGGATCGCTTGCTCTAGCGGCGTGGTGTAGTCGATCAGATGGTTGCCGTCGTTGATGTAATTGAAGAATACGTACGGTTTTGGCGGACGATCAGCAACATTCACAACATTCAAACCCTCGCCGTCGTATAGAAAGTTCGGATTTTTTATCGCATCAAGCAATAATCCGCCGTAGTACCAGGCAACGCACTCATCGCCGTTATCATCGGTGTACCAAACTTCTTTATAGTGAACAATTCCACCTGAACCAATTCTTTGTTCAATTTCGGCTCGCTTCTTCGGAAAGCGGCGTATCAGCTCGCTACGGCGACAGTCACACACCTCGCAGATAACGCGGGGGTTGTCAAGTTGACGACAGTTGTAGTCGAGAATGAGTCTGTTGGGATCGACTGCAGTTGGCTTGATGTCGTTGAGGCTTGGGTCGTAGCTCAGTTTCAAGACACCTACCTTGTTGATATACATATTACGAACCGCTACCTTAAGCAGTTTACGCAATCGCCATTTTTCTGAATGACTGGATATTGCTAACTCCAGCTGCTCAGCCATCACCTCAGACGGCGTTTCGCTGTCCATCGGCGCTATTTCGCAGGACGGAGTAGAAGATGTAACGTAGGCGATTATTGACTGTACACCAATGAACAGCTCGTTGTCGACATAATCGGAGTTGTACAGCCCCGCCATTGCGCCCGACTGCTCCCCTCTATAGTACCGGTTGTTAAGAGCTCGTTGCGACGTCAAGTTAAAGCTATCGACGTCGGCTCGCTCCCATTGAGCTCTAGAGTGAGATATCATCAGCTCCAACTTCGCAATTAAAGTTTCGCCACCGTCCTCCAGATTTAGGTCAAGCGTCGGCTCGTCGGTAGTGTTGCCGGCACTCTCAGCAATGGCCTGTTGCTCGGTTTCAGTTTCGTCGTAATAGTTCATATTAAGATTATAGCCCAAATTACAACGACTGAGCGGCCAGATCCCCCAGATTAGGCATGAGTGAAGCCGGCACGCCGTTGCCATCTTCGTAATAGGAATTATTTTTTTGCTCACACCTAATATCCTTGTAAGTGACCGACCCGGCCATCTGCCAGCCGACCATCAGGGTATAACAGAGGGCGTCGAGGGCGTGATCGGCGCAGTTGTTAGCAATTCTTTCGCCAAAGCTGTCATCAGCGTACGTAATGGTTGGTAGTGTTTTGATAGTATAATCACAACTTCGGTGTACCCTCAACAACGGTCTACCATCACTGAATACCTGCATTAACTGATGCAGGTTAGCAATTGCGTTGAGTCTTTTCGCAACCGACAGTTTATCAGCTCTGATATACATTGGGCGCTTATCCACCGGCAGTTTGTCCGTCTCCGCCTTAAAAACATCAACGATTTTGTCCCAGCCGCCTAAGTGCGAATAAGCGTCGTGCGGCATGGCAAAGACCGAGACAGGATCGATTTTCTGGATTTCGGCGAATTTCTTGGCGTGATAAGAGGGCGGCTGATGATTGCCGTGCACCTCTCGGTAAATGTAATTACGATAATGTTTTTCGGTCACTTCGTCGAGAAAAGCCCATAGCATAACGCACTCATCGTTGTATCCCCAGTCCATGCCGGCTAGCTTGTAGCCGTTGTCAAAGTCGTCCTTGGTAATGTTGTCAAAAGTACTAAAGGTGTGCAATTCATTGCGCCACTCCTCGAAAACAGCTCCGAAAGCCACATTCCAGTCACCGTGCCTCCAGGCTCGATACAATTCCGGATCTGATTGCTCCAACGAGTCGAGCGTTCTGACATATTCGGGGTCGTTTTTGAGCAGGACAGGATTATCGTCAACAGTGGCAGGAATGTATGCCGATCGCTCGCCTGTAAACTTATTCTCAACGTCCAGCCAGTTAATTACCTTAACCTCGCCGGATCCATTAATGTAGGTATACTTCTTTTTCGTCGTGTCGTAGATTTTTGAGTCAGGTTCGACAAACCGACTCTTCACCCACGAATGACCCGGGCCGCCGGGGTTCGCTGTACAAAACACAACAGGCTTGAGCAGCCTATTGCTTGAACGACAACTTGATATAAGCATGTTGAATCGACGTTCGGTCGGTATTTGAGTTAACTCCTCAATGCAGATGCGATCGAACTGTTGCCCCTGATACTGCATGTAGCTCTGATCGTCTTTGAGGTGTCCGCCAAATATCGTAGACAAGACACCCGGCAGGCGCCTGATTGCCGTATACTTCGATTGACTAAATTTCAGACCCTCAATACCCTGTCCCAGCTGTTCCAACCGCAGCCAGTAATCTTGTAAATCTTTAGCGTTTTTTCGAATGATAAGTTGTTTTGACAACGTTTTGTTAACTCGTTCGATCGTACTAATTAAAGACGCCTCGGTTTTTCCGCCGCCTCGAGCGCCACCATAGAGTAAAATCCGATATACGCCGGACATTAGTAGCGCTAAAACCAGTGTCTGCGGACCTGGGTTGGGCGCCCAAGATTTCATTGATTCAGTCAGCTCTTTTGCACTATCGCTTGTCCACAACTTCGTCTTTGTTGTCATTTTTACCGTTAACCTCATCATTAGCGACCGCGCCGATACTGTCGCCACCGCCACTTTGAAGCGCCAGGATATCGTCTTGCGATAGGGTCGGAATTACAAATCCTTCGATTATCTCGGAGTGTTTCACTTCGACTCGCTCAGTTGGCTTGCCGTAGATCTGGTCTAAAATGCCGATCATGGTCATCGGCTCGTGCTTGTCCTGAAAAGCCATGATCATTTTGGCCATACCACGCCGAAAAGACGGCGCCTCGTCATCATCAACGATCGCCGACAGCTCAAAAGCCGTCATCTCCAACATCTCCTCCAGCAGAGCTCGTTGATTACGTCTCAGTTCGGCTCGATTGCGAGACAAGTGTAAATCATCGTCGTACATTCTACAACAATGATATCTGTTTTGGCACCGAGCGCAAGTGATTACCTAGCTTTGCTCGCCTGCGACAATCTTCAATAAAATCGTTTGACCATCTGTCGTCAGAGTCGGGCAGGGGCGACGTCGAAGCTGTCGTTTTATTTTTTCGCAATTTTAGGCGAGGACCGGATCTGTCGACAAAAACCTCGTCTGTTTTATATTTATTGCCCGATTTAGTGTCGTACAATAACGGTTGTGCGACTTTAGATATACCGGCGCAAACCAGCATGAGATAGGCTCGATCGGCTTCATCTTTAGTGTTGTACAGCCGGTGTTTTGCCGTGCCGTCTGCCTTTTTCCACGCCACAAGGAACTTAAAGCGGTCATTTTTCACCATCTCTCGTACCCCGCTCGCAAAATCCCAACGGCATATTGCTCAGGACTGTGCTTGTTTGCTGACCTCTCGCAGATGTCGATGACATCAGCCATCGAAAGAGCCTGGATGCCTACTTGGTCAGCGAAGTAACCGATAAAACGCTTAGTAGCTCCTTTGAAGTGCTTTGCGACGTTCAAGATGATTTGCGGCGATCTCTTCAGTAGTCGACGAACATAATCTAGCGTTTTTTCAATATTTTTAGGCAAGATTAGCGACACGAAATAATGAGATAGACTAGACGATGCGTTTTGCTTCGCCAAGCGCACGATGGAGTCGAACTCTTTTTTAGTGACCTTTAGTTGAACAGATCTGGCTAGGGGTAGGTAGTTATCATCAACCACCTCTGGGGGCAGGTTTACTCGCTTTCTTAGGGTGGCGATGCGATTAGCCTTGCGTTTTTGTCGCCAACCGTCAATTTCATTACTTTTCATACACCTATATAAACATATTTTTCCGAAAATGTGCTGTTTTTAATGGTGTAATATTTACATCATGCCTGTGGAAAACTCTATTTTCCAACACCAGTGGAATCACGCTCCAACAGATAGAGAAAATGTCGTTACTGCAATATAAACTCCTATGCTTGTCAATTCACTATTTGCAACCGCTTTTGCCTGTAACGCTCGGGCGCAGAACTTCTAAAGTTTTTATTTTCATATATAGAATATTCTTTATATAGAATATTCTCTTTTCTTTCTTTTTGCTTCTTTTTCTTTCTAGAGGGGGCAGATCTTGGCACGGGCGACTTTTCCACAGTTTGGTGGTAAAAATACTACATTGTGACCAGACGAATCTATTGCTTTCAAAGTCTAATCTTGCTACCATAATGGCGTCAACATAATATTACGTAGGAGGTAATTAAAATGGCAAGCAACAGTGAATGGCAGAGCGTAACGATTCACTCTAATCAGATCCAATACAACACAGGTAGAGCGATTTTAGTCAAATGCCCGAACGGTAGTAGCTATGCCGGCTATTGCTTTTGGCATCCGGCTAAGCTAATTAGACAGAACTATCGCAATCGGTCTGAATACAGCTTGAGCTTCACTGACAACTTCGATTTTCACCTCGAGAAAAAAGGTCAAGGTCGATACAACTTCAAGGACGTTGTTGCTGAGGCTACGCTATCGACTAGTGAATTTAAGGAGCTTTACGCTTAGGAGGAATATGGACATGAATAATAATAACAACAACAGCACTACAAACAGTTACAGGGGAAGGGCTTTAGCCGGTTGCTACGCTCGATTGCATCAACCAGTATCGATTACGTCGCCCAGGCTAACTAAAATCAGGGAAAACCGCTCTCTGCAGCGTCAGATCGATATTCATCTAACTGTAGCTTTGGCGGTTGTCGCTCTAGGGGTAGGCATCCTTGGCAAACTCATGCTATTATTTACAGCAATATGATGCACTGTCAAAGCCTGCCGGTCAGTGAGAGCACTATCCAAGTTGCGCTGGCGGAATATATCTGCCGGCGCTTTCCTGACGTTATTTTTCACTCCGATTTTGGATCCGGTGCATACCTAACTCGTTTTCAGGCGCAGGTCAATGCCAGACAGAACGGGTTCAGGCGAGGTTGGCCGGACATGTTTGTCGCTAAACCGATCACTCTGTCGAAGGGAAAGAAATACTATGGTCTATTCATTGAACTTAAGCGAAAGAATATCATGGTTACCAGGCGGGGCGGTGGCTGGGCTAACGAGCACTTAAAGGAACAGGGCGACGTTCTATTGAAACTCGCTGACGCCGGCTACGCAGCGACGATGGCGCTGGGGCTTGATGCTGCAATGGAGGCTGTTGATGACTATCTGCTTTACAACCGCAGACGTGACGCCCGGCGAAGAATAGCTGAGCGGATTGAGATTTTGAGGAAACGACAATTTTCCACACAGTGATGCATTTTTTACAACACCAGGAGTATTGCATCTCTGCCTCGGCTGCGCTACCATAATGGCGTCAACATAATATTACGTAGGAGGTAATTATGGATAACAAGATCAACGAGAACGTCGAACTGGCAGAGCGAATTGACACATACCTCGACCACAATCGTGAGCAGAAAGCTCGAATCGAAGGCAACATCGTTCGCTTCTACCTAAACAGAGAGCGACGATATGTTTGTGATGAGGACATCATCGAAAAGTTTATGTTAAAAGATAGCGACGTCAAAGCTATATACGGAGCCGTTGGCAACAATTGCTGCATGTACAAGTTCTGTAATGAGCTGATAGACCATCTCGACAAGCGTAAGATTGCTCACAAGTTATGGCTAAAGCGGAATCATCTGGATTTCGTGACCGACAATCCTGAAATAATCGACATGGTGTTCTATCTGACTTATTACCACCCTATGTCGATGTCTTATAAAGATTACGAGACTGTCCGTGACGAGAGAATAGCCGAGGGGCTTAAATGTTTATTCTACAACCACATCATGTATCATAAGCGGCAGCAAGTCCTCGACAATATAGTGCGGCATGCTACGAGAGACCACGAGGCTCAAGAGGAGTTGGCTCGAGACATCGTCGACGCCGTACTGAGACAGTTAGGATTGTATGACGACGACTTGGTTTTAGAGCACGTCGACTCAGATTGGTTCGGACACGTCGAGCATACGACTAAAATGGCGCTATATCGTGCTGCGTTGAAAATCGTCGAGCACCACGCCAATGAAGTGTTAATCGGTAGGCCCGATTACGAGTATTTCAGATAAGGTAAGTCCGCCCAAACTTAGCCCCGCTTACTTCAGCGGGGTTTTGTTTTCTGAGAGGATAGGCTAGTCAGACCTACGGCGCGACGGTGGCTCGCCACTGATAAGTCCCGTAGTTTTCCACAGTTCGTTGCAATAATTACAACAATATAACTATTCTGACAATTGACTTTTATCGTCAATTGTGAGAGACTAATAATGTCATAAGCTTAAGGAGGTAATATGACCAAGCGTAAAACAATAGACAAAGCTAAGCATCGAAGTAAGGGCGACTATACCGATCTGCCGCTAGATAAAATTGAGGGGGTTGGTGTTGCCTGGGACGGCTGTCATAAAATCTATGTGTGTGAGACTCAAGACGACATCGACGCCATGTCTAGGCTCGGCTACAAGATATATGACATGAGCGAACTGGAGTCCATTTGGGCTAAGTCGTGCCCACTAAGATTTATTAACAGCGCTGACTTAACCGAGTGTTTTCGAGCGCAGAATCTGGACGGCGACGATGCTTGGGACTAGGCGTAAATGGCATATGGTTGAAATACCGGCGAGTCGTATCCTGAGACACGATATGAATATGACGACGATCGCTTGTCCGACTCGCAGTAAATATCGGTTGTACAGGTATGAATATCCGACTGAGCTGGTTCAGATTGGCGAAGGTGAGACGTCCGTGCGACATTTGAAGTTTACCGGTGCGTTTAAGTTTAAGTTGTTTAGGCTTCGGCGTAACGAAGTAGTGGACAGAATAACATTAACTGCTAAAGAATTTGAAGAGATGTATAAATGACAGTAGTAATGAATGAGGCTTGTAAGCGCGACAATGTGGATCATTGGAGCTATAGTTCAGCCAAGCTAATCTTAGATCATGGGATCGATTATGCAGTGGCTCAACGGCTTGGATTGCTCGAGATTAGCTACACCGGAGCTGTCGACGTTGGAACTCTCGTTCACGAGTGTCTGATTGGCGGCGAACAGAATTTTGTTGTCAACCCGTACGCTGATTTTCGAAAGAAAGAGGCTCGAGAATGGCGAGACGTTCAGGTCAAGCCGATCATCAACGATGAACAATTCGACGTTATTACGAAGTGCACCGATCAAGTGAGACGTCATGCCCTATACAAAGACTTGCTGGTTAACGCTAAACACGAAGTGAAGATCGACGCAACCATCAACGGCTCAGAGTGGACAGGGCGCATAGATGCGATGTGTGTCGACGATAAAGACAATGTCACCGGATTGGTTGACATAAAGACCACATCTAGCTTTGACAGTTTCAAGCAGCAGGCAACTAAGCTGCATTACGAGCTACAAGTCGGCTGTTATCTGCTGATGCTGAATAAGGGATTAAATATCCCGTTCAGGTGGCTCGTCGTGGAAACGGTAGCTCCATTTCGAGTCGGGGTCTTTCAGGCAGCGCCCGAGCTAGTAAAGGTGGGAGTCGACGAGGTTGGCAAGTGTATCTCCGAATACAATGCTTTCAAGCTCAGGAGTGGCAAGACCGACGCCGAGCGCCTGAGTTTTCTCGACAACCAGGTTTACGATGAAATTAGTCTAGTTTATCCGCCATCATGGATGATTAATAATTAAATAAGGAGATTTTGAAATGGCAAGCAACAAAATAAGTGGCAACCCTGTAATCGATAAAAATGTGTCTGAGGTTGGCGCTATAAAAAAGGAAATTGCAAACTCCGAGAGTGGCACACGGCAACCTCGCAAGGCAAGTGAGCTAAACATATCTGAATTGATGCATAACAAAGCGACACAGAAGCATATTGAGGGTCTGCTTAGAGGTAAGTCGTCTCAATTCATCGCCAGCGTACTATCGCTAGCTCAGGATAGTAACAACCGTTTGGGCGACGTCGCCCCGTTCTCAATTCTGACAGCGTGTTTGACTGCGGCGGCTTTGGATCTGCCAATAAATAACGGGCTCGGATTCGCATATATAATTCCGTATGGTAAAAAAGCGCAATTCCAGATGGGTTGGCGGGGCTTTTTCCAATTGGCAATGCGCACCGGTCAATACGAAGACATTGGCGCTCGGATCGTCTACGAAGGTGAGTTGGTTGGGGTGGATGCCTGGTCGGGTGAACCGGAGTTCGATTTTTCGATAGACCGAGAGGCGGAGGGGCGACGTCCGATTGGGGCGATGGCTTATCTGGTGATGAAAAATGGCTTCAGAAAACGACTGTTTATGACCATCGAAGAACTTGAACGCCATGCTCAGAAATACAGCAAGAGCTATTCTCGGTCGGACAGTGTTTGGAAAACCAATTTCGAGGCCATGGCGAAGAAGACTGTACTGAAGCTATTGCTTGGACGATACGGGGTGATGAGCTTCCAACTCGAAACAGCGCTGGTTTCTGACCAGTCTGCTGACAGAGAATACGTAGACAACGAGAGCACTAGCGTTGATTTGTCTGTGAGCGAAGTTAAGACGGACGATGGTAATGGCGCATCTTCGCCGAAACCGATTATTGACGGTGAATTGGTCGAAGATAACTACGGCGAGCCTGTTACGATGGCTGAAATGCAAGCGACGTTGGATGCTATTGAATAGGGGATGGTATATGAAAAAGTGCAAATGTGGCGATCGAAGCGTCTTTGTGTGTGTCGGAGAAGAACGATTAATAACGGCACTTTACGCGGCAGCCGGAATGCTGCTAGCTATGTGTGACGGCGACTCCGCTTTCGACCGCAGGCTGGAACAGGGGTTGCTGTCTATCGCCGAGGAGCTAAAGCTTCACGCCGAGATGATAATCGAGCTCATACGCACAGAGTCGGAAGATACAAGCATCGGCTCGATGTCCATGGCTGCTAATGATTTGAGCAAGGCTATCGACAAGTATAAAAATTTCCTTGAGTCGAGAGAGCGAAGTAATGATTGAAAAGGAGGGCTTACGAGTAAAAGCGACAAGAAGGTTAGCCAAGCTACCCAAGCCAAGTTGGCTGTCACAGGTAGTCGGCTATCTCGGTTCAAGATTTACTTTGAAGCGATATAAAGGGAAGTCCCGTCGGACAAAGCGGGAGATTGAGCGTCGTCATAAGGTCTTTGACGACACTCGCCCTCATGACGATATGGACGACTTGATCAGGGCGCTGGAGTTTGAAAACTTTATGCGAGACGAGTATGAGAAAAAGTAATTTAACTTAAGGAGGTAATAATGAGTAAGCTGGCACATGAAAAACTTCTAGAGTCGAAGCAAAACTTCGACTTAGGTATGGAGGGTATCTTTACGCTTATGGGAGTATTGCATAACGGTGGCTTAAGTGAGGGCGCAGTCACCGATATCGCCGAGAAGCTGGAAAGTTATGTAATTGCCACTAGAGATATGTATAAAGACTTATGGCGATACGTCGATGAGACTGCGCCGAGCGAGAAAGGAGGGGAGTGAGTAAAAAGTCGATTCTTGATCCGTGTTGCGGTGGCAAGATGTTCTACTTTGATAAATATCATCCAGATATTTTATACGCTGATAGTCGTCGAACAGTTGTTGAAATGACTGACCGTGGTGAGACCAGATCCTTGACCATCGACCCAGACATGACTATTGACTTTACCAAAATGACTTTCTCGGACAATAGCTTTAACTTTGTCGTCTTTGACCCACCTCATCTTATGAGTTGCGGCGAGAAAAGCTGGCTGGCTAAGAAATACGGCCGACTAGATAAAGCGAATTGGCGAGAGATTTTAGCAAAGGGGCTGTCTGAGTGTGTGCGAGTCGTCAAACCTGGGTGTGCTGTGGCGATGAAATGGAGCGAAGGTGACATATCGACGTCTGAACTTCTAAGGGTATTGCCCTATAGCCCAGCCTTCGGCGATAAACAGGGCAAGAAGCGATGGTTGTTTTTTATTAAGAAAGGAGAAAAGCGATGACCAAGACTAAAAGACAATTTGACCTCATGGAGTTCATGGGTAATGCCTGTATGATTACGCTTGCATTGGGACTCATTTACGGGCTAGTTGCCTATGCCTTTCTTCATAACCGACGATGCGTTAAGAGAGAGACAAAAGAAGATAGACGGTTGTTGTGCTCAATGTAAAGACTTAAGTAAGAAGAAGGGAGAGAAGGAGTAATGATTAAATACGGTGGAAAGCTTTATAGCTTGAGTGATTTTGTGTGGGCACTAGCTATCTGTCTGATCATGGTTGCGTGCATTGTTGCGCTTGTAGCGTGTGTTGGAAGGACTGTTATTCATAGTGCTACCCTGCCCGACGAAAACCAAGCCAGATGTGAAAGCCTAGGTGGCAAGTGGTCGGTCAATCACCAGTGTTATAACGCGGGTGAACCGACAACTATTAAGAAGCTGAAGGAGAGCTTGAGGGAGAGTCGTTAAATGATAATACATTCGACTGGGGCTAAGGGGTTCTACGTAAAGGAAAGAGCACCCTATGGCGACATTTGCAGTAATTACTCGCCTAAATACGAGCTAAACATGTACCACTTTAACAATCTGTGCAACGAGCTGTCTGACAGGAAGCGGAGTGGAGAGCGAGTGAGCTTTAAGCCAGGTCAGTATGATGATGAACATGAGTTCAGTGTAGCACTTATTATGGCACTAGTGTCAGCCCTAAAAGAAACGACAAAGGTGTCTACCGTTTCCTTCGACAGAGAGGCCATAAAAAAGGTTCATGTAAACATTATGCGTGCAATTATCGAGGGTGGCGATGGGCGAATTAACATGGCGGATTGGGCGGGACACAAGAAGTGTCTCGACGAGGTGCTCGCTAGAGGAGGCGATGTGAGGTGTAAAATATCGTCGCATCTTAATAAGTGTTTTTATATAGCAGAAGCTGTTTGGAGTGTAAAATATCATGAACGAGATACCGACTAAAGAAGTACTTGACCGTTATAAGAAAGTTGGACTGGTCGACAAGCGTACAGACAAAGAGCGTGGGCTGAATATCTATGTTTATACGATATTCACTCAGAAAGAGCGATTATGGAACTATGTCACTCTAAATGCTAGGGGTATCGTTTATGACGATAAAAGTAGACTTATCCAACGGTGCTTGCCCAAGTTTTTCAATCACGATGAGCCTGACGGCATTAGAGTGAGAGAATTATACCGTGTTAGCCCAGGTCGTAACGAAGTCACTGAAAAGCTGGACGGCTCACTGATTAAAGTGACCAATGACCCTGAATATGGTTTGGTAATTACCTCTAAAGGTAGTTTTCAGAGCGACCAAGCTAAGATGGCAAAGCAGTTGCTGGACGATAAATACAAGTCGTTTAATTTTACGCCAGGGCTAACATATCACTTTGAGCTAATCTCACCTCGGAATAAGATTGTTATCAACTACGCAGACACCGATTTGGTGTTGTTATGTATCATCGATAACGAAACTGGACTTGAGATTGAGCCTGAAGATAGCCCGTTCAGACGGCCGGCTAAGTATTCAAGCGGCGTGCTCAACGATATTAACACCATAAACAGGAAAGGCTTACATGAAGGCGTGGTGGTCAATTATGGTGTTTATCGGCTGAAGTATAAGACGGATGAATACATCAGACTACATCGTGTCGTCACTAACTACACCGCTAAGCGTGTCTGGGAGGACTTGTCTAGTGGGCGCAAGACCGACCGTCTCAGCATGCCTGAAGAGTTCATCAACTGGCTGAATAGAACGGAAAATAGTCTGAAGAATAAGTATAACGAACTGTCAGCTGATGTGAGCATGGCTATCCTCTATTGTAAGGATATGACTAACAAGGAGGTGGTTACCTGCCCGAACCCATTTGTTAGAAACCATAAGAGTTACGTTTTAGCTTATCGTTCAGGTAAAGACGTCTCTCATATGATGTGGCAAGCGATTAAACCGAAAGGGGGAGTGAAATGAAACTCTTGCTACTGAAGGGGCTACCAGCCTCAGGTAAAACCACCTTTGCCAAGGAGCTTGTCAGAAATGACGGCAATTGGGTACGGGTAAATAAGGATGATTTACGAAACATGCTAAATGGCGGTAAGTGGTCATCCAGCCGTGAAAAGAAGACAGTTGCGTGTGAGCGACTGCTTGTCGAATTATCGCTAGATCGAAAAAAGAACGTGGTAGTGGACGATACTAATCTGAACCCAACTCACGAACGATACTTTAAGGGGCTGGCTGAAAGCCATAACGCCGACTTTGAGATAAAGGAGTTTGATACACCATTAGAGGAATGCATTAAGCGTGACAATGCCCGCCCTAACGGCGTCGGTGAGACGGTGATACGAAAGATGTACAATCAGTACCTTAAACCCGCACCTGCTAAATACACGCCTGACCCGATGCTACAGCCCGCTATCGTTTGTGATATCGATGGCACACTGGCGCACATGCACGACAGGTCGCCATACGACTGGAGCAAAGTGGGCAATGACAAGGTGGATATACCCATTGCTTGGCTCACCAGCATCTTATTTAGAAGCGTTAGCGTCATTTTGGTATCGGGCAGAGACGCAAGCTGTCACAAGGAAACTCAAGATTGGCTAGCTAAGAATGGTATCTGTTACACCAAGTTGATTACGCGAAAGGAGGGAGACAATCGACCCGACGAAGTGGTCAAAGAGGAGATATTTAACGAGAATATCAGAGAAAACTATAACGTCAGATTTGTCTTGGATGACCGAAACAAGGTAGTTGATATGTGGCGTCAATTAGGATTAAAATGCTTGCAAGTAGCGGAAGGAGATTTTTAGTATGTGTGACGAGCGTGCGCACAAAATGCGTCTCAACCTGAATGAAGAGGTGGACTTTCTACATACATGTGCCGACACGATAGAAGACATAGTTAAGGAGTCAGGTGATTGTATCGATGTGGAAAGACTATATCGGACTATCGACATATTAAAGCGGTCAATTGACAGAGTGCGTAACGACGTTGACGACTTAAACCGATATCATAAGGAGTTAGAGAAGAATGCCGAACCTAAACGAGCAAGCTAAAGACCTACTTGGCGAAATATGTGTCTGGCTAGACAACGCTAGGATGCTCAAGATATACGCCAGAATGGCTCACGTTATCATTGATGCAGGACTAGACCCTACAGATTTAGACAATGCCGGTGGAGCGTATTTAGACATATCCGATGAGGTGTGTAAGTCATTTGCTGTCGGTCACACCAAGACGATAAATAAGCTAGGTGACGTATTAGTTAGGATAATGCTGAGGACTGGCGTGTACGGTAGGATTATGGATAAGCCAAGCGAGTATTTAGAAGTAATGAGTAAATGTGTCAAGATAAATGATGAGAGAAAGAAGGAGACAACTTGATGGTACAGAAATGGTACTGCTTGATATGTGACCACTGTGGCGATGTGATGAACTACTGGGAGCGTTCATCGGTAAAAGAGGCACTAGCTGCTGAGCGTGAATTCGTCGGTGGTAGCGTTATATTTGCGAACGGCAAGACGTTTTGTAATAGAGAGTGCTACAAGAACTATCTGGCTAATCACCGCCGTAGCCAAGATGAAACGGATAAATAACGCAATGAGTGAGGGGGGTCACAAAACAACGCTAAATAATGTTAAACAATGGCATGTCTTCGGCAGTCAGTTGACGATTACACAGGAGTCTCTGTTGCATGATAGTATTCTTGGTAGTGTAGATGGTTTACGGAAAGTAATTTGTATTACTGAGCCTGGTGAATACGCTAGCGATAGTCTAATTGCGTGTGAGGATGGGGATGGATATTGGCATTACGGGGTCGTGAACTGGGACAAAGACTGCTGTGGTTGTAGTAATAGTGGATTTGAGTTGTTAAACTCAGAGTAGAGAGGAGAAGAATGGGGGGTATTGCAACCAGCATAGGTCAGAGGATAGAATGTTTGTTGAAAGATGAAAGGAGAGAGTGTAAATGAGCGGAAGCGCTATTCGTCCTGCGGAGGGGTTTACTCTGTTGGACATCGGCGGACGAGACGAGCGTCCATTGTTATCTGTTTCTACGAGGAGAGATTTGAACCACGGCGTGGTCGTAGAGACAACTGAGCCTATCCTAAAAGAGTTCGTGCGTATTCACGGTGGGGCTGAGGTATTCTTCGTTCCCTATAGTGATGCAGGTGACATTCGACATCGTGGCGGAACATACACTATTATTCCTAATGACAAGATAGCGGGAATGGCAGCATTAAACTCGATTGAGCAGAAAGGAGATTGAGGCATAAAATGAAACGAGCGGATTTAGTGCGGAGCATTGTGCGAGGCAGTGCACTGCGAGATAGAATAAATGCCGGAATTGAAAGTATTAGAGATGTGGCTAAGAGTTCGTATGGTAATCGATCTGGAAACGTTCTGATTGAGAATAGATACGGCGAGCCGGTGATCTCTCACGACGGCATAACAAATGTGGCCAACCTCATAGTATCCGATCCAGTCGAAAGTGCGGCTATTTCGATCGTCCGTCAGGCGTCGGACAAAACCGATCAAGAAGCGGGTGACGCTACTACATTTTCAGTGCTACTGACTTGCTTTGGCTACGATTATTGGTCTAAGAAGATTGCTGGAGGACGCTCAATAAGAGAGGTTCAATCTGCTATTGATATAGCGACCGACAGGATCGTCTCAAGGCTAAGAAAGATAGAGACCGAACTGAGACCTGAAGATGAAGGGGTTCTCTTAAACGTTGCCGAGACGGCCACTGGGAGCGGGCCTCTGGCACAAATCATTTTTGAGGCAAAGAAAATCGCCGGAGACAATGGATCCATCGTCGTAGTCGAGACAACAGATGAAAACACAGTGCTATCTCGAGTAGACGGCTTTAGCTACGATAATGGATTTAGTGTAGTGGCGCTAGCCGATGACATGCAGTCTCTTAAGTCCGATTTTAGAAACCCGGCGGTGATCGTTATGGCCAAGCCGTGTGCTAAGAACGACGATATTATGCCTATCTTGTCTATTGTCGCAAAAAGCAGCCATGCGCCAATCGTATTGATTGGCGACGTGCGAGGCGAGGCCTTGGAGTCAGTAATTGCAAACAAGATTAGCGGTAAATTGCGTATAGCGGTGATAGCTCCGCCGGCGATTGGCCGTGATGAGTTTCTAAACGACATCGCCGTGTATTCCGACACTCGTGTATTCAGCGGCGACGTGGCTAATTTCGACATAAATGAATACGTCGGATCGGTCGACGAAGCTCACATTACAGTGCGCAGCGCCACCCTAAACGGTAGTCACAACCCCGACCTGGCCAACTACGCCGAGAGCGTAACCGACGAAGCTAGACGTAAGCGTTTGCTTGGGGTGACTGCCAAAATTGAGGTCGGCGCACCAACCGAAGCTGAGCGACGAGAACTGAGGCTGAGGGTCGATGACGGCGTTTGCGCCGTTGAAACGGCCTCAACGCACGGCGTTATCGTTGGCGGGGGCGCTGCTATGAAAGACATTTCGACTGAGCTGGTCGACTATAAGTATCTAGCCGACGCATCGTATGACTTGTTGTCGCCAGGCAAACTTAGCCTGGCGGACGGAGTTGTCGATAGTGCCTATGCAATAGAGCGGGCGATCGTCAATGCTCATAGCGCAATTAAGCAGCTTGTCTCGATCGAGTTGGCGCTGCCGTTCGCCAACGAGGAGGCTGAAGAGCGATGATTTATCTTAAGATCTTTGTTATGGCACTAATCAGAACTTTGTGGTACGGGAGAAAAACTCGCCGTGGCAACTGAGCCAATCATGGCCATTGTCAATGGGCGCTTGGTGTCGGTAGATGGCCTGTCAAACGATAAGCGCCCGTCTGTTGACGTCAGGGAGATATCCCATAACGGCCAGTTACGTCGACAGTATTTCAAACACGCCAGAGACCTTATCCAGCCGTACCTGCCGACCGGCGCCGTCAATCCGGACTTTATCAAGCACCGCCCGGCTGACGCAAAGCGCTACGGCATGATTGAGGAGCGGGACGATAAGATAAAGACCGGCCGCCCCGCAAATAGCCGATGTCATAGGGTATAATATGGTTGATATGAGTGTAACGCCGAGAATTACTAGTGACGGAAAGGTAGAGTTAGATAGCTTAGACAACAGCGAATTGTTGACCGTTTTAGTTTCGAAGATAAACCTCATTGATAATCGTATCGCAAATATCGAGGATGGACTCAATCAGATGGCTACACGCCACGACATTGAGCTGGTAATCGACCGCCTCGACGCGGTGGAGGGGCTGTCCAACCGACACGATGCCTGGATTAGAGCCCGAGACGAAGAGAGTCAACGGCGTCGAGCTGGATTGCTGGGGCGAGTCAAGGAGAAGGCTATGGACTACACGGCGATGATTATCGTCGGGCTTGTCGCAGCGGCGATTATAGGTGGGATTGCTTTTTATATTGGCGACTCAATGGCCAGTCGGGAAACAAGGCGAGTCATCGACCAAATTAAGACGGCTAAATAGTTATCTCTCACCAGACATTTCTAATGTCGCACAATATTGTCTACCATTGATGTAACTAAAAAAGCCCCCTCCGCAGGGGTCTTTTTGTGTTCGATAATGACACTATTACTTAGGAGGTAACATAACTCATTAAAGAGAAGGCATCATTATCTCTCACGCTTCTATTATACCTTAGTTATGCCGGTGATAACAGAGTTGCGTCGAGGCTGTCGACAAATTAGATTGCCAAGGACGAATAGGGCGCCGATTTCGCCGTACTGATTAGTAGGCTTCAGGAACTCTCGCATCTGGATAAACGATGGCACCTGGCTGGAGTTATCGGAGTAGGCTCCGTCTGTAACCTCGAGAGACGACTTAACCTGTCGCAGTTCCGGATCTTGCAACGAGTCGAACTCGAGATAGTGTTCGTTCAGGAAGTACATGTGGCCGCTTGGACACTTGTCGTCGGCGACACACGGGATGCCACGCACGTTAATGGCGTTGAATCCGATCACGCCCTTGATCTCGCTTGCTGATACTGAAGTCCCAGTCGGAGTCTTGCCACTCACTCGGTTGTAGCCCTGAATGGCAGTTGCAGTGTACTGCGCTTGAATAGCGCTAGCTGCGATCATCAGCTTCTCGACCAAGCTCCAAGCCGCCTTGGTGGTATAGATGATGTTGGGCGACTCTTGGCCCGAGCCGGCAGCGCTAGCCACGTCGAAGGCTCCCGTGATCAGATCAAGAGAAAGTGTACCGCCGGTGGCTGCGATCACGTTGCCCTTGGTGGCCGGATAAGTGGCACGGGTCAAACCTGCGTAGCTGGCCGATCCGGTGCCGTCGTCGACGATTAACTTCAGCCCGTCAAAATCCTTACCTGAATTACCGGTGCCGTCGCCGTACAAGGCTGTACCGACGCCCTCAGCCATCGATGTCTTTGCCTCGTCCATCAAGTTGCCAAGCAGTCTGATCGCTTGAGCGTCCGATCCGCTGTTTACCGCCCGCTCAATACCGGACACAACGACTGATTGGGCGTAAGACTTTGGATACCAAGTCATCGACCGGGTGTTGTCGGTCTGGGACACATTAAAAGTGTCCATGCCGGAAAACGACCCCCCGGAGGTTGAGTTAGCGATTCGGATCGGCTGTTTAATCGATGCGCCGTGCCACCGTTTCGCCATAGCCGCAGTTCGAGCGGTGAATATGTTGCTGTTGTTAACGCCATCAACAACTTTCGGAATAATCTTGTCGTAGGTGACGGAGGTGACCCTCTCGGAAAATGCCATAATTCTACAGTTCCTTTCTTAAAATATTTATACTACTGTTATAGCATTGATTTATCTCAAATGTAGCAAAGTGTACAACGTTTTTTGACTGCCACTTTAGCCAGACGCCCGCAGCCTGTCGTAGATTGCTCTAATCTTGGCCTGGGCGGCAGCGTCGCTGTCCGAGGTACTTGGCACCATTCGACCATAGTTACGAATGTCCAGGTCGGACAAGACGCCCTTTTCGCCACTAAGCCTAGCCAGAGCTGTTGCCATGGACGGCGCTTGAGCTTCATATGCTGCTGCCTGAGGATTGTATGCGCCAAAGGTCAGCTTGTTCAGGAGGTTGGTCAGGACGCCCCCTGCACCTCTACCGCCGCCAGCCTGTCGATACAGCCCCAGAATGGCGTTTACGGAGCCGGGCGAACTACTACTGCCCGTACCACTTCTTGTCTTCGTTGCAGCCGTCTGCGCCCTGGACTGGCGAGTTATCCTGTTGTCCAGAACGTCAATCATCGAGGATATCGCTTTGGCCGAGGCGCTGTCTCCAGCCATAAGCGCCTTAGCGTAACCGTCCTCCAAATCGCCCATCGAGTAGCCGTTGAGTGTCGGTTCTGTGGCACTAGGTATTGTATTTTGCTGCACCCCGGTTACCGGCGCCAACGATGATGTATCTGGCGGGTAATTGCCTTGGGGTTGTGCGCCCGGCGCCGAGTATCCCTGTGCCCGGGCGTCGCTCTGCGCCTGGGCGTTACTGCCACCTAAAGCATTTAACCCAGCCACCGCCCCGCCGACAACAGCAGCGTTCTTTAGTAAATCGCTGGCCTCACCACTTCTGACCTTTTTGGATAGGTAGTCGGCCGCCTCGGCCGCCTTGCGAACCCCGGCTTCAATGGGCTTATTAACAACAGCGTTAGCAGCCCGTCGGAGTGGCCGAGGAATGATTGAGCCAGCTAACCCACCTGCCCCCTCAAGAGTTCCGCCGCCCATCGCTACGGCATTTTTCTTGGCAATCTTGTTTGCAAGAACGAAGTCGCTCTTAAAGTTGCGCATTCCTGCCAGCGTGCGGTCGTCTATCGGCACGCTTTCAGCTTCTCGCGCCAGCCTATCGTAAGCTTTCATATATTTTGTATTGCCGGCCTGGCGCGCCTGAACTGCGGCGCTATCTAGTTCATCAATCATGTCACTCCAAGCAGACTGTACCGTTTCCTTAGGAATGCCGGCCTCAATCCGCTCGTTGATGGCGTGAGATATCTCATTCATCTTGTCCTGTCTAAACTTAGCCCATTCCGACGGATCCTTGACCTTGGACATATTCTTGGCTTCGCCGGCGAAGAAGTCGGCCATTTCCGGGGCAGACATCTCTCGCACTTTGCCTGCTACATACTTGTTTCCGGTGCTCAACAGACCGTCAATATCTTCCGCCAGGTCGGATAGGTCGAGGTTATTTAGAGTGCCCTTATCGTATCTGAGCTTATTTGTGTATTTATCAAGCAGCTTTTCCTCCCCTTTAATCATGCCGTTACCCTTATTCTGAGCTCCCCCCGTTAGAGTTTTTCCGAAAGCCACTTGGTCGGCCGTGTCTGATAACCCCGTTCGTCGATACAGCTTACCGGCGTTATCGAGAGCATTGTCACCTAAGGCCTGCAAATCGTACCTGGTCAAATTATTGCCTACGTTTAGTGCGTCATTTACGCCAGCGTCCAGCGCATCGGCAATTTTATTGGCAATCTTGCCGCCACCTTTCGTTGTGCTACCCACAACATTGCGGGCAATGTCATCTGTCACTGCGGGCGCTGCCTTACTTACAACAGCCCTAGCGGCGTCGTCGCCGTAATCAGACACCAGCTTTCGTCCAATGCCGGACAGCGCCGTTCTGGCGACGTCGTCACCATAATTGTTGATGGCGCTTCGAGCCAACCCCGAGACAGCTCTTTCGGCCACCTCACGACCGCCACCGCCAAACAGTCTGCTAAATAACGAACCAAAAATTGACATTAGTAACCTCCTCCCAGTAGCTGTTCATAACTATCTTCGTCTTGCTGTTGTGCCGGCTGAGGCTGTCCACCACCCAGTAGCCGACTGAGTCCATAAGCCCCCCCGGCGAGCGCCAGGTTTCGCGGCCGAGCCAGTTTTCTGAAATTATTCAAGGTAATCGGATGTGAGCCCATGAACGATTGAGCTTTCTCTAGTCCAATCGGCGCAAGCGCACCAATAGCGGCTCCCAGGGGAGCCCCACTAAAAGCATCGCTGAGCTTCGTATTCTGTCCACCCTCACGATAAGCATTAGCTACACTACTCGCTGCGCCTGAGAGGGCGTTCCTAATTAGTGCGCTCCTACTAATCTTGCCATCTGAGATTAAAGCTTTGACGCCTGACGCTCCCGGTATGATATTCATGAGGCTCTCGACACCAGCTCCAATATCTGAGACGGGGTCACGATTGTTCTGCCTGTAAGTACCGCCCATTAAATCGACCGCCGCTGTTCCAGCCTGGTACATCGGATTGACGATACCGCCGATTATCCCGTTACCAAAAGGCTTGTATCGCCAGTCTTTCTCCTCTTGCTCATAAGCTTTGCCAAGCGTATCCAATCCGCTCTTGTTTTGAGCCCTGGCATTGTTGTAAGAGTCCATGATTGCTGAACGTCTAGCCTGCTCATCGGGGCTAAGACTACCCCAGTCGACGCCCTCGATATTTTTAGCATAATAGTCATTAGCTTGCTGGTTCAAAGCATTAGCTTGGTCTATCTGCTTATTAACCGTATCACGGTCATATTGCCGACCTGTTCCAAACAGTATCTTGCCTAAGTTACCTAGAATATCCATATTTACCAGCTCCCTCCGCCATTACCGCCAGATGAACCGCCCCAGCGATCCTCTATGCCCTTGTTAGCCCAAAACGTACCACCGCCAAGTGCCGCTAGCGGTCCATACATCTTGATGGCATCCCAAAGATTATTAGCCTTGGTAGCATAAATCGGCTCTTGACGTTCTCTTGGTGTGTAGATGTTATTATTTTTAGGCTTGCCGTTGTTGCTTCTGCTGGGCTGACGCTGAGGCAGGTAACTACCTATTCTGGCTGCTTCTATTCGAGCATCAGCGGCTAACTTAGCGCGGTAGTTCTCCTGTTGTGCTTTCCACCTATCTAACGCATCTTGCTGTTGCGCTAAGTCCCATTTATCCTTAGCGCCGTATTGATTAGCCAACAGTCCTCGGTCTTGCAGGTTCTCGTTATATGCAGTATTGCGCTGTCCGAGAAGGGTCGACCAGATGTTCATCAGGTTATTCGTTGTGTTCGTTTGGTAAGACATGTTTCCACCGGCAACCTGCTGCGCCTCTCTCAAGGCTCGCTCGATTAAGCTGTTGTAGTCGTTGCTGGCGTTCTGATAGGTGGTGGTGGCGTTTTGCAGGATAGGCTGCTGAGCGTTTATTTGAGCTCCGAGCGCCCGTTGTCTTTGAGCTTCGGTCATACCGGTGCCGGAATACTGTTGCCTAATTGACTCGGGCATCTTGGATATTGTTGTATTTAGCTCATCAACAACGCCACGAGCGTTCTTTAAGCTATTAAACGCCCTCTGTATTTCGTCAGTATTGCCGTATTTAGCTCGAGCCTCATCGTATAGCGTCGAATAGTCCTTGGTCTGCCCCATATTGGCATCCAGGCTCTGCTTAGCTTGAGCGGCGTCGCCCTCGTACTTGTTATAAGTGTTGTAACTACGCTCGACGGCTCGTTTTGCTTCGTTTATTCGGTTCGGAAAGTCATACATAGCTGTTGTTATAATAGCATCAATCTTGCTCGACGAGCGGGCGGAGAACGCTTGAGTCGCTACCAGTCACCGCCACCACCGCCGCCAACACCACCGCCAGCAACCGCTCGAGAGCGGCCTCGCCCTGCGAGGGCGTCAAATAGCGAGCCAAGGGCGTCGTCCATCATTGACATCATGCCGGCGCCCTGTCTGTCTATCACCTCGTCTATCGCCCGCTGAGCGTCACGTCTGGCATTGCGGTTAGCAATCTCCTGAAGCTCACGTTCTAGCCGCATAGCCCGCTGCCTCAATTCCCAAGCATCTCGGGCGGCCTGTGCTTGGAAAAGCTGAGTTTGTGCGCCGGAAGACATTTCACCCCAGTAACGACTACTATCAATCAAGCTAGACCAGACGTTCGCCCTGTTGCGTATCTTCTGCCACGCCACATCGTAATCTTTGTTAGCAACATCTATTGACGTGTTGAATGCTTTTTCTACACGTTTTTCGTAGCCGGTTTGCGCTTGCTGATAGTTTGCCTGATAGGTGTTAAATTGAGAACTCAATTCCTTAGTCTGTGCCTCTTCGAGCTCGTCTGCTTTATCCTGGCTCATGCCCGTGCCGGCAAACTGCCATCTAATTGATTGACTGACCTTATCTAAAGCGGTTTTGGCATTGTCGGACAATCCCCGCATTTTTTCCACATCCCGGCGTTCAGCCTCAAGCTCCGGCGTATTTAGATACTTAGCCTTCGATTGCTCGTACAGCGTTGTCATATCCGGCGCCAGCCTCAGACTGCGCTCGTACTGTCCTTTGGCGTCATCGGCCAGCCGCCGTTCTTGCTCCGCCCGTGCCTTTGTCCGGTCAGCGTAAGCCTGCGCTTCTTGAACTCTCTGATAAACGTCCATATCTCATATTATAGTTTGTTCAAGTCGTACGGCGTGTGTAAAACGCTTAGCGTTAAGCTAAATCCGCTCAGCCACATCCAGACCCAAGCTCTAGACTCGAAGCGAAAGCCATGCCAGTCATCATAAGCTCGTTGCATCCACCCGTACGGCACTCCGGAGAACACACCTATTTTTCCACCAGGCTCAACAACAAATTCGATACTAGCCGAAACTAGTCCCATTAGTGTACCAGGCAACGTCTTCTGTGTCCCATTAGTGTTGCCCACTGCCGGAAACTCGCCGTTGACGTGCGACACAAAGAAGGCCACGCTGGCGCCGTCTTCGCCGTTGGTATACCTGTAAAGAAATCTACTCCAATTAGTGTAGGTCAGCTGACATGATGTGCTGTTGGGCGGCAGGAACACATTAAACATATCGTTCTGAGTACTCCACCAATACTCATGAGCCCTACCCTTGACCACGGATGGCTGGATTTGTCCCCAGCCAAGCGACATTATTCGTAGATTTCTATCACTATAGCCAGTGTCGATTGTCCCAATACGACGGCGATGAAAGCCCTCGCCAGAGCGGTAGACGTTATCGAAAATATGAGGCGGTGGATTGACCGGCGGCTCAGGGGCGTCACCGATAATATCGATGGTGTACGACTTGATCTGTGGCGTAGAACAGGCGATGTCCGCTCCAATCAATTTATAGGCGCTATTCATATAAACGATCTTGCTATCATCGTTGGCGACGACCTTTAGTCCATAATTGCGAGTTGGAATGACGCTCGCTCCACCGACTGAACTATTTTCATCCTCGCTATCATCCTCGTAATGAGGCATGCCCGGGCCGGCATACTTGACCTTGTATGTTTTACTAACTAAATCAAACAGGCAATCGCTGGGGGCTGGGGTGACGCTGTATTCAGTACTACCTTGCTTGACGGGCGCTAGGTGTAGCTTTTCTACACCAGCGCTGTTCTTAATAATAATCTCACCGATATCTACCCTTGGGCAAAATGGCTCTATCTCACCGCCTGTGTTTATTGAACCGACAAAGAACGACCTGGTCGGATTGATAATCGTGCCGTTCAGATCTACTCTCCTGCCGTTGACCGACCCATAACTTGGCTCTAAGTGGATGTTGTAGATTCTAATATCGTTATCGGCATTCCAGCCCATATCGTAATCCATTGCCTTTTCCACTGCGCCATAACCAAACCGGAATCGACCATACTTAATGTAGACGCCGAACTTATCAATGCCGTTCCAGGCTGTTCTGCAACCACATATCCATCCGTCACCAATGCTATTCTTGGTGCGAACGGTCATATCTAGAGTGTCGCCTTGCTGAACATGACAGTTGCTGTCAATGCTCTGTAGATTGCCTTTTACGCCGCCAAGCCTAAGCCATCTCATTACTACATCCCCATAGTCAATCTAGTCTTAGTCGGTGCTACCATCGGCTGTCGAATTATTACTAGCGACGCCTTCTTATTACCGAGAACAGCGTCGATAACATATCTATCAATTCCGTTGCTAGTCATAGTTCGATACCCCATGCCGCCCTGCCGCATCGATACGTCGCCCATGTACCACAGATCGTCATTTCCTTGGTAGTATGGGTGGACAGCTAAATCGGACACGGGCAGGGGCGGTGTATATGAATAGAGGTTATCACTAATGCCGTCGTTCCCGTTGGCGACTTTTACCGCTACGGCCATTGATGATTGGATTGTCGGATTTAGCCCCAAGTCGTCAGCCAATTTAGTGTCGATATCGCCCGACAAAGTGTGCTTTAGCCCATAATCATAAGATTGCCCCCACTCAGCTTCAGCCGGGCTATCTAGGTATGGGTACTCAATGTCGTAGCTGATGTCTATCGGGCAGATTAGAATCGTTAACTGCTTAAGTGAATCTAATTTTTTAGCAATGTCCGTATCTGCATATATGTAGTTACTGTTCCATTTAAGCGTTACTCCAATGTCCCGGGCATCACCAGAGCTGACGCAAATCAGCATGGGCGGGTAGCCCAGTCCATGTCTGACTTGAGCCTTAAACCTCCACATATCTGTAATAGAGCCGTCGCGTTGGTTCCACCGGGGCACTTTGCCGTTTTGCGTGATTTCCCAATTGCTCCAGCGCACAGCCCCGGCTATTTGCAACGACGGAAAGCCGGAATTATAAAGCAACTGGTTGTCGCCTGCCGTCCTGACGTCAAAACCCTTTTTTGCAATTTTGAGCCCGTAGTCGAGTCGACTCCGCATCGTACTGGGAAGTGTTATCTCCGCCACTAAAAAGCCCCCGGCTGATATCCTAAGATGACAACCACCTTGCCGGTGTCATCTTTAATTTTTATACACCCCTTGATAGTTTGCTCACCTCTAGTAACACCAGTTCTTGTCTGCCGGGGAGCTATTTGCCCCTGCTTCGACATAGACGCTTCATCGACGTTGTTAATCGACTTAAAGTCCTGAGTCATTGACGCCGGCACCAATTTAGTCACCGATGGGACTAAATCTCCGGTGTTTGGGTCGTAAACTGACGGTTGTCTATTCACCATGTTTTATATATGCATCTTTCCTTCAAACTGCAGCGGTCGGACGTCCGCTCCGACAGAGGTTATTCGAATAGGGACTAGCTCATTGCCATTATATGACACATCGACGCCGAACTGAGCCGTCCTGAAACGCTTATTAACGTCTCCCGACAAGATGGTGTCGCCGGCGCCGGCGCTGTGTGTACAATACTGCCACTCCTTGCCATCTAGTTTGTATTTAAGCCTAACGGTATACCCCTTCGGCAGAGCATCGAACGTAGCCACTAGTCGCATGAGCTCTTTTGCCTTCCATGGCATAGAGGCGTCGTATTCTAAACTCTCGTACTTAGATTCGGGCGCCGGCAGGGACGAATTGTCCACCTTGCCGAGGTAACTGGTAGTCTTTTCACCGGTCGTTACCGAGTATGAGACATACAGCGTGTCATTGAAGTTCCACACACCACCGATAGACAACCGCTCGTCGGCGGTGTTGTACTTTTTACCGTCGGGTAATGAGTACGAAAAGTAGAAGCTGTTGGGGTAGTTCTTGTCTATCGAACCATAACTATACACACCATGACGCATATTGTCTATTGTGGTTTTGGATGGGTACCCCATCAAAAGGATGCCTCGTCTAATGGTCATCATATGGCTGTAGACGTTAGTGTTGTCTACTTTGCCGCTAAACTCGCTCTGGCTATCTCGAATGGTTCTAATTTTAGTCAAGGCCTTATTACCTGTATAGACGTACAATGCGCCGTCAATAATGACGTAAGTCATGTTTTGGTAGGTGTACAAGCTCTTGGGCGCACCCATCGGTGTGTCAATTTTGAAGTTCAGGAAAGCAGAGTCACCGTCCCAGAAAACAATCGACCCTCCTTGCGGCGAGCGCATTTTATCCTCACCGACCCGTTCGCAACCGGCCACGGCATACTCGTCGTTGGTCGTCAAACTAGTTACTTCGGTGTCTCTTTCCACCATAACTCGGTGACGAGACAGCTCAGTGTAGTCGACCTCAGCTTTTCCTGACGGCAGCCAGTCGGCTATGTAGCACCCATTGCCAATCAGCAGTTTGCGATTAGAAAATCCGATAATCGGATGCGACCTACTGCTGGTTCGCATCAGCATTGAGGCGTAGTACTCAAAGTGTAGTCCATACATTCGTCCAGCTTCGTAGACGTATACCTCCCACGGCTTATCTGAAATTAAATGGAAGTGGTATTCGCTACCGTGATTGGCGTAGTCCTCCAGGTAAACCGACGGGGCAAAGTCAAAGTAGGCTACGTTACCGGAAAGCTCAGTCTTGTCCGTAACGCTGGCTTGAGCCATTTCATTGTCGCCGGCATCGTGAACGATTAGAGTAAGAGTACTGTCGACGGGTTTATTCTTTATCTGTACGCCGACCCTTGTCATCGGCGATTGGTCGGGCAGAAAGATACACTTATCGACATCCGCCTCAGATAGCTCGCTCTTGGTTGTATAGGTATCGTTCCCGTTCTTAAAAGACAGCCGCTTGACTGTACTACCGATCCACTTGTCGTCCCGGTCTCTCTGCAAGATGGTGTCCACTGTTGGATAGGTGCTTCGTGAGCCTGTGACTTCAAAGAAACTTCGTTTATTGACGTCTTTAGTGATGTGGTTCATGCAGTACACTCGCTCTGCGCCGGTGACGTAGAGTGAATCCTTCGGCGACCAGTAGATTATGTCGCCGTTGGCGGGATCGCCCCACCCTGGTGCAGAGAAATATCGACTCAGCGTGTCATCTTTATTGATGGCGTACATCGTTCCTCGATCCGTGATCGCCCAGCGAATGCCATCCGGCGACTGGGTGATAGCGGTAATAATCCCATTGAGATCACTTCCGCTCATTTTAGTTAGCCTCGGAAGAGACGTCATCGCTCCGGGGCTCTTTCGCGTGTCTAAGCCTTCACTATCGGCGTAGCTGTGCTGGATGCCAACTTTGTTGTCCGTGCCCATGCCGCCGTAAAACTCGGTCTGGGAGATGATGGTGTCTGTCGAGTCGCGATTGGTTGCCACGCTAACCTATCCTCCAGGGAAATGCAATCTTTGCGCCATAGACGACACCTCGATTAGCTTCTCGATATGGCTTGTTCGTTCGCGAGGAATAAGAACTGCGATACTGATCTATCGCATTCTCAAACAGTCGCTGATAATATTGTGCGACACTTAGGTCTTTGCGCAACAAGAAGAACTGTTGGCAAGCATAATAAACTAGCGCCGTGTGATACTCCTCGGGAATAGGCGGGCATTGCCCAAGCACGAAGTTGGCGCTCGAGACCTGTTCGCCTAAATATTCATTCTCAATGACCAGTGTCTTGTTGTCCATAAAGGCAACCACTGGATACCAGTTGTCGTCATAACCGCTACGCAGAGAAATGTAGCAATCGTGAAGGTACTTGGCTGGAGTGTCCAGTGACTCAGCTAAAACTATCGTGTTGCGCCCCTTCGTAAAAGATCCTTTCAGTTCTCTGTCCTCTAAGGTCAGGTCGAGCATCCTCGGTTCGAAATCGACAATAAGCGCACCGGGTTTATCAACATTCGGCGTGGGGTGCAAGGCGATGCTGTTTCGAGATAGCACTCGGTAATATATTGGATCGCCTAACGCTCCGGACGAAACTAGCCTAGCCCAGTCGTCTCGGTCGGTGATCTCCTGCAGGGTAAGATTATGCCCATCCGCACCAGCCCTGATTGAAATCACTCGGTTCATGTCCGTGGGAAACTGATAGCTTGCCTGATTGGATACCAGGTCGGTTCGCCTCGTCTGCTCTGTCCAGTATCGGTCGCCGTCGCTGGCAAACAGCTTTAATCCCTGATTGATATCATCAGCTATTTTCGTCATGGCTCGGTCGTCGTAGTTTAGTCCACAATAATCAGCAGCCGCCTGTTTAAGCGAGGTGAATGTTTTCATGGTGATATTATATCTCACTTACAAGCACATTTGATGCTCATTGCGGCGGTAACTTCGTCCAGCGAGAGGGGCTGTTTTGCGGTAACTTCGTCCAGCGAGA